AAACCTGCACGAACATCTCCTAAATCAGAGAAACGCTCACCATATTCTCCACGAGCACTACCTTTACGAAATACCTTTGTTCCAACTTTCAAATACTTGTTATCCAAGTATTTAGTGTTGTCATTGTTTACAAGCTGTACTGTGTAAACAAAACCATCGTTTGTAGGAATAACATCATCAGCTGTGATGTACATTTCCACACCGTTATATTTGTCATAAGTGATGATATCACCATGTCCAAACATACGTCTGTTCAACTTGATTTTAAATGTTTGACCATCAATACCTTTGGTTTGGTTCTCTGCTTCAATATCTTCTACGATGTAAGGAAGATCTTGTGCAACAGGAATTTGCCACTTGTATTCACCACGTGCGTTATCTACCATGATAACGTTTTTACCACCAAAGCTGGACATTTGATAAAGAGGCATTTCAACCTTTTGAGCCATAGCCCAAAGGTCTACAGGACCCAAATCTGTGGGTTCTGCACTCTTCAACATGTTCACCAGGTGATAAGAGTCTACGTGAGAGCTAGAATGATACTGCGTATCACGTAGAAAAATACCATTGTTTAAAACTGGAGTACTCATTTTTCTGTTTTTTAGGGTTTAGAATTTAAATTAACGTTTAAAAATATTTTGAGGTCTTGAAATTTTTCTAGGTCTTTGCTCTTCTTCTTCATAATGTGTTGAAGAATTTTTACGAGCTTGCTCTGTTTTTAGTTGTCTCACTGTTTGTTCAACAGCTGCATTTTTACCTTGTTTTTTAAGTTCAGATCTATAACTATCAGGATCTGATAACAACCAAAGAGCTTCTGCAATAAGAGGATAGTTTGGTTCTACAAACTGATATCTTTCTAAAAGATGTCCTAACAAATTTGTAGGTCTACCATTAATAGAAGGATATTGTGGTTGAACAAGTCCTGAATAAAGTTGTGCTTGTGTTTTTTTATCTAACTTAAGACCATTAATTTCTGCTGGTTTAAGAGCTTCAAAAACATTTTGCATATATGCTTGAGCTGCTTGCTCTTGCTGTTGTTTGTGATATTCTTGTTCTTGAATTTTTGCTTGAACAACTTGCTCTTGCATTTGATCAAGCTTTGGTTTAAATTGCTTAGCTTTTTTCTCAAGAACACCAAGATCTTTCCAAGTTTCAATTTCTTCTTCAATCTCATCAGGACTACCAAATTGTGTAGCTTGAAGATAAGAACGAATAATCATTTCTTGATCATTATCATCCACTGGATTTAAAGATCTAATTTCTTCTGTTTGAGCCAATGCTTGAAATAAACCTTTAAGATCTTGTCCACCATCAGCAACATACTTAGCTGCATATTGCAACTCTTCAGGAAGTGATTCAAAGAACTGTTGAGGTGTTTGAGAAGCCACCTCATTTTTTAAATTATCTATATTTGCTTTCCAAAGTTCATCAAGATCTTTTTCTCCAAGTCTTGACAAATAATCATCAAGTGATTCTTTTTTTTCATCATAATCGTCAAATGCAAACATTTCATTTGACTCAATACGTTTCTTGAGAAACTCTACTAATCCTGATTTATCTGTACGAGGTCTTCCTCTATCAGATGATTTTGGTTTTTCTTCTTGTTCTTCTTCATTAAGAAACTCTTTGTCAAGTTCCTTAAATACTTCTTTAGCTTCTTCTTTTACCTCGTCTTCAGTTTTTTCTCTATCATCATCTTCTTCTTTATCAAGAAAACTAAGATCTTGCTTTTTTGTACTAAAGATGTTTGGTTTTATTTCTGTAGCTTCTCCTATTGATGGAGTAACCACACTTTCAGCTCCAGGAGCACCTAACCAATTGTCAATGTCTACATCTACTTGTTGTACAGAGGTCTGTACATTTGATTGATTTTCACTCATATTTGTTGGTTTTTATATTAGTAATATCTACATTTAAAATATACGAAATAAATTTTAAAAATTTATTTTGTTATTTTAAAAACTATCAAAGCTATGGATAATAGAGCTATAATTTTATTTCTTCTTTTCAGAAGATGATTTAACATCATATTTATTCTTATTCTCACGAGCTATTTGTAACTGTTTATCAGCTATTTCTTTTTGAGCTTGAAGCTTTTCTCTTTCAATATTAGTTTTCTGAGCGTTAAAATTATTCTTATTTATCTCTTGCTCTCTTTTAAAATTCATTGTCTCTTTGTAGTTATCCTGTTGTTGAATACCTTTAAGAGCATCTTGATAATCAGACATTTCATTTTGATTTATATCTGATTGTGCTCCATAACCAGCTGATCTAATTTCAGCAACAGTGATTTGGGTTTGTCTATCTCTTTCTGCTTCTTCAGCTCTAAATTGTAAATCCATTTGTTTTTGACGCTCCATAGACTCCAACTGCTGTTGTTGCATTTCTTGTTGTTGCTGCATTTCTTGCTGCTTCATCTGCATTGTTTTTTGCTCAGCAGATTTAAGAACACCTGTAAGCTCAGCAATAGACTCAGATTTAATTACATTACCAAGATCATAAATAGAAGCACCTGTTGTATTGTTCTGTATTGCAATTTGTTTTAATTGCTCCATAACAGCACGAGAATTAGTCTTAGTAGTGCAGAATACATTTAAATCTCTAAGCAATAAATCTGTACCATTCATCTCAAAATTCATCCTTTCATCAGCTGTTGTAATGTATTGCAAACGCAAACTTGGCTTTTTAGAATGATAATATTGAGCTAAATCTGTACGCATTTGATGTACGCGAGGCATTAGATTATCACTATGTTGTATAAAATATTGTTCTGTTTGAGCGTAGGAGGCATTCATTGCTTGCTCTACACCAGTAGCTGTTTGTTGTTGTGCAATAGGTTGACCCATACGTTGTTGGTTTAAACCTATCACTTCAAAAGCCTGTTGTTTAAAATAATTAGCAAGTTGAATCCTAGACATCAAACGCTGTGTTTGCTCAAGATTCAACACTTGATAATGTTGAAAATTAAGAGCATTCTCAGTGTTGGTAATGGAGGTATCAAGAGGTAGCATTTGAAAGTTCTTCATTGCTACATATGCTTTAGCTAAGTTATTCTTACCCCAATCTTCACCCAATGAGTGACGAGGTAGAGCATTTTGATCAAGCATAATCACTGTACCAAGTTCATCTACAAGAATATCAGCAATCTGATTATTTACAATGTTATAACCAATTTGGTAAGGTTTCATTAGATCAACCAAACTTATTGATCGCGTATTGCGATCTCCAAACACAGCACCTTCTACAGGAAGTTTACATCCATAAAGTGTACTATCTCCTTTGAATTGAAATGGCACTCTACCTGGTCTACCACCATTAAGACCAATATACATAGGATTGATGCCACCAAGATTGTTCATACCCCAAAACGCAGGTCTATTAGGACCAATCTTTAACCCACCCCACACTTCATTAATCCATATCCAATCTATATGTTCCCCAAACAAAAGATTTTCTTTTGACTTTTGCTTAAATGTTGTAGTATTGTAAATAGGTTTATCTGTAATTTTATACTCTTCAGAAATTATATCCTGAATCATTTCTCCTTCTTCTGTAATTCTAGTAAGATGCCCCACCTTACGTTGTGATTTCCAATAAACTGTAGTGACACGAAGAAGATAGTTTTGACCAAAATCTTGAAAGTCTTCTGAGTCAGAAAGAATCATGTGAATAATATCTCCTTGACCAAAAAATCTATTGTCATATAAAGACATAAATTGTCTATACCCAAGACTTGGCATATGAGTATTCCATTCATGGGATTTTGTTGGATCATAATAAGATCCATCATTTTGCATACCTGGAATAATATAACCAGCTGAACGTATAGGATAAATAGACTCAAGAGTACGCATTTGCTCTTCTGTCATCATCCATCCATACTTATCTATTACATCAGCAACTGACATTAAATCAATCTTACCAACCCAATTACCTTGAGAAATATATCGTGTATCAGGAGATTTATGATAGAAAGTAAGAAGAGGATTCCAAAGCTCAAGCTCATAGTCATCCTCATTCATTTTAAAGTGCCAAAATTCTCTATCAGTAATTAACATATCTCTAAAACCACGTTCCTCTAACTCTTGAAGTTTAAATCTTTCTTCATCTACAGACATCTGATGTGATGCCCATTGCTCAATCATAGATCTGTAGTCTTTCTTAAAAAACTGTTCAATTTCAGGAAGTTGTTGTAAGTTTTCAGGAGCCATTGCTTGTTGCATTTCTTCTTCACTCATCTCAGCACCCCCTTGCATCATTTGCATTAATATTTTTTGCTGAGCTTCCTGTAAAAGAACATCTTCAATCATTTGTCTTTTCTGTTCTAACATTTCATTATAAGAAATATCATCAACAGCTTTAAATATGATACGAGAACTACGCTTTGAAAATTCATTACAGAGCGTGTTAACTACACCTGGAATAATTGGATAAAATTTAAGCTCAAATGCTGATACATCCTCTTTTGTAAGAGTATCAATTAAATCAGCCATTTCATTATCTTCCTCTACAATATAGTCAGTTTTATCAATAATTCCCCTAGCAAGTTTATAGTTTTTCATTAGACGTCTAGCATTACGTCTAAGTTGTTTAAGTCCTTGCCACTCATACCAATCTAAATTCCACGCGCGCCACTCATCATCCTTTTCTTTTTCAGGAAGAAATTGAACTGGTTGAGTGAGAGTACCCATTTTGGTATACTCACTCTTTTTACCACTTTTTAAATCTAGCGCATTATATACTTGCATTCTATTTAATTTGAAATATCTCCATCAAAAAATATAACAGGATTTGTTTGATCTGCTGTCCAATAGTCAGAATCTAAAACATAGTCCTGATTAGTAGAAGACTCCTCATCCTTTAAAAGAATTAAAGCCTCATGCATTGTAATAGCTTCATCTTTTATAAGTCTAGTAAGAATCTCAATTTTCTTTAAATGTAGGGGATTATTCATATTATCTAATATTTTTAAAAGCTCTTCTAGATGGTGTAGCCATAGTATTTTTACTACCATGAGTCTTTCCAATATGTCTAAATGGTCCCCAATTTAATTTACTAAATTTTTGGGAACTTTCCAAGTTTTCCTTAGTCTCAATACGTTTAGCGTATCCTCTATTAGAGTGTTGCACTCTAGCAAAAGCTACAAGAGAACAAAAAGCTACGAGTCTATCCACGTTTAACCCTTCCCTATATGCTTGCATTTCTTTAAGAAGCATAAAATCTGGAATACGTTCCACGCCATATATTGTCTTAACAATTGTGCCATCTGGTAGGGTTTCATGATCAAGCTCTTCTTGTAAAAACTCAATTCCGTAAGAAAGAATAGTTCCTTTAAATATAGTTCCAACGTTTTTCCAACCATATTGCTGAAATACATTTCTATTAGCACCTATATCTTTAAGAAACAATATCATATCTTTTGGTACAAGATATCTTTGTTTTTTCTTAGATATCATGTATTGAATGAATAAAGCTACGTTATTTTCTACTAATGTCCAAGCATTATACCACTCAATCATCATTTCAAGACGCTCATGAGTTTTATTAATATCATCAAACCTACCACACCAACTAGCAACAATTTTATCACGCTCAATTGTGTTCTTCACTTTACCATCTCCTTCATCTGTAATCACTTCTACAGGATTCTTAAGAATGTATATAGAACATAAAGATTCAGATGTTGTTGTCTTACCCTCTCCTACAGGATCGACACTAGCATAGTACATTCCAAATGTAGGATCTTTACAAGGACGTTCATATACACATATCACCCCTTGTTTATCTTCTGTTTTCTTAGAAATAGGAAACTCAGATATGGGAAGTTTATTAGATCCAGTTGCTATTATTTTACCTTCTGCATTTCTAGAAAGATCAAGATATTCTACAGGATATTCCTTATCCATAATCCTCTGCATTTGTTTTGATACTAGATGTGGAGGAAACACACTCACCTTTCTTGTAGCAAATGCTTCTTCTATATTACGAGGATGCTGTGATATTGTAAGTTGATACGCTTCTGGAGCAAGTTTCTTTTTAGCTTTTGCAAACTCCTCATCAAGAGCTTCTAAAGCTTCTTGCACCTTTGAGTTACCATAATCATCTATATATGGAGGCATACTCCATTGCTCAGGAATAAAAAGTCCTGTAATTCCTATAGTGCCATCTCCATCTATAAGATTAGTTTCTACGCCAAAAAAGCCATTCTCATCAGGATTAAGAATATACTCTTTCATAGGTTCACATTGATCCAAATCACCCACTGAACCTGCAGCTATAAATTGTCCTGTAATAATATGACCTGATTTAAGAGCTGGTTTCATAAATCCATATGTATCATCCATCTTAGGAGCAATACCAGCTTCCTCATGAAAGAAATACGTTACAGGTCCCCCTACACCATGTGTAGGATCTTTCTCAAATGAATAAAGATTAATAGTGGATTTGTTACCTTTGAAGGTGTCTCTACCATTAATCCTCACTTTAATTTGTTGTTGCCAAGCCCCCACCTTATCAGGTTCAGCAGGTCTATACCATGCTGTATGTTCATTAAGAAAGTTTCTATATTCATTTAAAAACTTCCAAGATCCTTTCTCATTTATGTAATCTTTAAGACTTGCACCTATCTTTAACACAGAACCATCCTCAAACCAATACTGGTTAATAAGCTTAGCCATATGAAAATATGATGAAGCTATCTGACGTTTCTTTAGAATAATAGCATGCTTGTAGTTAAGCTCTGCTAAATGTTCATAAAGAGCCATGTGATATTGTGCATCTCTCACTTTGGCAAAGTCAAATCTTTTTTCCTCCTTATCATATATAGGAAGGAAATTAAGCCACATGTAATAATCACGACTGATATACCAAGTGCCACTTTTAGAATGTACAATAATACCCTTACGACATTTATTTTTCTGGTCATCCCAATAAGTTATAAAATCTTTAGTTTTAAGAGGAGCATCGCAATAATATCCTTGCTTTTGAAACTTACGTCCTTCAGCATTAAAGATGCGTGATGTTTCATCAAAATGATATTCACCTGGTTGCTTAAAAATAGATTGTAAAAAATCTTTAAACTCTTCTCTTGTTTGAAAAGTTGTAACAGACCAGATGTCATCTTTATATGTTGGTACTTCTATAAAGTTAGCCATTGACAAGCTTTTCTACTTCTTCAGGATCACCTTTAAGTTGATAAAGAAGTTCTTTTAAATCTAAAATATTTTTACTTCTTAAACATCTTTGACAATCTAATTTATCCCAATATTTATTATAGTCGTCTCTGTGTACTGCAGCCCACACTTCTGTAAAAGGATTGTAATGAAACACCCAATTATACATAAAAGCATTTCCTACAGTGTCATCATTTTGTTGGTTCATAATTACTATTTTATATATTTAAAAATAAATC